ACTTTAATGTTACACCTAGAGTTGGCATTGACACAAAAGCAGTAATGCAAAAAATAAAAGATGGTGCTGAGGCAGCGCCTCCTGAGATTATAAAAGGTGGTTCATTTAAAGTTAGTGCATGGAGGAACATTGACCTTGCAGCTCAACCCACAGATATACCCATAAAGACGCCCGTTCTGGGAAGTAGTGTTAATATTCTGGGGGATAGAGTTAATACAAGTGCTAGAGTTGATATGGTAGAAAGAATTGGACAAGTTGGAGGTCTTCATGCTCTTCCAGACTCACAAATTATACCACAAGTGCCAGGCAGAAAATCGACATTTGCAGTCGGGGCACTCGGTGGAATCAAGAATGTATTTTCCCTGCTACCGATTACAGGCGCTACTACAGGTCTCGCCTTGGGTTGGAATATTCCAGGCATAACAGATGATATTATTGGTTCTGGTGCGATACTTAGAAATATTAATAATGTTGCGCCTATGGGAATTGGTGTTGGTACTATAACTGATAACATAGCAGGCATTGGTGCAATAAACAGAACTATTATTGGTGAAGGTGCTATTACTGACCTCGCAACCCTTGGTGCTGCTACTTACACCGCTGGTGTTGGAGCTGCTACTCTTGCTGCCCTCGAAGGAACTGCTACTGTTGCTTCTCTTGCTGGAGTTACTAATATTACTTCAACTGGTCTAACTACAATTTCTGCTGCTAATGTTTCTGTCCTTGCAACTGGTACTACCATGTCTGGTTTCCTTACTGTTACTGGATTGGTTACTGGTACTGGAACCGTACTTCAGACTCATACTCACAACACTCCTGTTACTAGTGGGTCTTCTTCTGGTACATATGTATCAACACCACCGCTTTAATGGAGATGAGAAATGAGTTGTAAAGGAGTAGGAAAAGCATTTGGTGACATCGCGGATACCATTGATGGTGCTAGCAAAGCACTAAGTGAAGGAATAGACGCTTTTGCAGATGGACTTGCTAATGATATAGGAGTCGCGTTAAACAAGATAAAATTTGTTCAGGACTTTGCAGAACTTGAAAAGAAGTTTAAAGAGGAATTTGGTGACCTAACGGAATTAATAGAGTCTTTAAAAGAGGGCATACCATTCGCGGAAGAACTTGGTGATTTGGTGGCATTAGCGGCACAAGTGGAAAGGTTTGCTGCTAAAGCTAAAGAGTTGGAAGACAAATATGGTGATAAAAACAATACCATAAATGAAATCCTAAGAGACCCAGCTGGATTCTTTGATAGTTTGGGGGGTGACTTAGAATCTCTATGTGAGGCGATGCCTAATTTTGAAAAGGCAAAAGACGGTAAGATTAAAGTAACTTCTGCGAAGTTCAGTCAAGATGCTGGAGAGGTAGATTTAGAAGAGATTCAGAACGAGGGGTTTTCACCCACGATAAAGAGGTTGAAGGACTTTCTCAAGAATTTAAGATTGGAAGTTGTACCAAAAGAATCTAAAGTAGATAAAGACTTAAACAGTATAGGGAGTTAGTACATAAAGTATTATAAATAGTGACATGCTTAAACAACCCACTACAATATATAAAGATTTTGATTTGAGTTTTACGAAAAACCCGAATACAAAAGATATTGCTCGTAGAGTAGATGTTCAAGCGGTTAAACAATCGTTAAAGTCATTAATGTTAACTCAATATTATGAAAAACCATTCAAACCGCAATATGGGTCTCCAATAAGAGGACTATTATTTGAACCAGTTGATATTGCTACTGGTACGAGTCTTGCGACAGAAATAAAAAGGGCGATTGTAAACTTTGAACCAAGAGTTGTAGTAGAGGATGTAGAGGTTTACCCAAACCAGAACGAAAATGCTTTCTCATGTAAGATATTCTTTTATGTGAGAGGGGTTAGGGATTTACAAGAACTAGGAATAGTTTTAGAGAGGTTGAGATAAATGGCAGTCAAAAATGTAACAGAACTAGATTTCGATACGATAAAAACGAATCTAAAAACACACTTAAAAAATCAAACAGAGTTTGCAGACTATGATTTTGAAGCATCTGGTATCTCACAACTTGTAGATTTACTCGCGTATAACACTCACTATAATGCTGTTCTTGCCCACATGGTATCTAATGAAGCATTTATTGATTCTGCTGTCAAAAGGAATTCAGTTGTATCCATTGCGAAGACGATGGGATACACACCAAGGTCTGCCCGTTCTGCTAAGGCTGTTATTGACCTTACGATAACACCAGACCCATCTTATACATCAACAAGTCTTACTTTAACAAAAGACAAAATATTTACATCTAATGTAAACGGAAGAAATTTTAACTTCTTACCAGATAAAGATTACACCGTAGACAAATCAATTGTTGATGGTATATCTGCTTTCAGATTTACTAATATAACTTTAGTGGAAGGAACAAGGGTTACTACTTCAGAGGTTATTAATAGTACGAATAGGTCTGGGCCAATAATATTGCCTAATGATAATGTTGATACTACTACACTAACAGTAAAAGTACAGACCTCTAATACCAATTTAAATGCTACGCCATTCGCGTTGTCGGAACAAATTACTGGAGTCACATCTACATCTTCAATATATTACTTAGAAGAAAGAACAGATGGATATTACCAAGTTGTTTTTGGTGACGGTGTTCTCGGTAAACAATTAGATGTAGGAAACATTGTTATATGTGAATACATTCTTGGAAATGCTACACAGGGAAATGGTGCTAGGAAATTCTCTCCACCATCAAGTATCACAGGGTCAGCTGAAAATCTTACAGGTACAACTGTTTCTTCAGCTACAGGTGGATTTGAGTTGGAAAATATAAACAGTATTCGTTTCAATGCACCGCGATTTAATTCTGCTAAAGGTAGGGTTGTGACAGCTACTGACTATGAAACAGCAATTAAACAATCAAACCCAAATATTAAATCCGTAACTGTGTGGGGTGGAGAAGATAATTCGCCTCCTGTTTATGGTAAAGTTTATATATCACTTCAACCCCAAACTGGGTTTGTTATAACCGACACGGAAAAGAATAACATTACCAACAATGTTATCAAACCAAAACTTCCAGTATCATTGGTTACTGAATTTGTTGACGCGGAAACTTTATACATAGGTTTCAACATTGCTGTAACTTATGACCCGAAACTTACCACGGAAAGTTCGGACGCTATTAAGACAAAAGTATTAGATAAAATATCAACTCATTTTGCGAGTAATGTTAATGAGTTAAAGAAAAACTTCTTCTTCTCAAAATTAAGTAAAGAATTAGACTTAACAAGTGATTCTATTTTGGCGAACAATATAGAAATGAGGTTAATGAAAAAATTAACACCTACTCTTGGTACTGCTACGCGGTATCAATTAAAGTATAACAACAAACTATTAGCTAGTTCTGTTAGGACGAATTATTTTACTGTAAACATAAACGGTTCACAAGACGAAGTTTATATTACAGATAAACCAGATGATACATTTACTGCCTCGCAACAATATAATGGTCAAAGATTTAACCTTGCAAAAGGTGACCTTATTTTAAAAACAAAGGCAACAAACACTATTATAGGGGGAACAGTAGGTACTATCGATTATGATACAGGGTCATTGGATATAACATCTCTAAGAATAGATGCTATAAGTGGAACAGGAAATACGGATGTTAGGGTTTACATAACACCACACGAAAGTGCAAAAAATATTTCTACAGATGATTTAATTCGTGCAACCGAAGAACAGTCATATGCTGTCACCGCTTTACCAGCTAGAAATATAATCCTCTCCCTTGATGATTCTCAGGTAGACACCACCAATAATGTCAAACAGGGTGTTGCTGTCACTATGATATCAAGGGTAAAGGATGACTAATCGAATACCATCATATTTAGAGTATCTTAAAACCGTTACCATAAGCACGGCTGGTTCGGGATATACCTCACCTGTTACACTTCTTATAGATGCACCTACTGGTGACAATCCTATACAAGCAGTAGCAACTGCTACGATTGACTTTGCTGGTTCTGGTGATATAACCGCGATTACTATTAGTGAGGGTGGTGATGGATATTCTCTAACACCTTCAGTAAAAGTATCTGGCCCTGCTACAACTGTTACTAGTACTAATACAGACACAGGTCTTGATGCTGGAACATATACTGGGGTTTCACCAACTTCTACGAGTGGGGTTGGTCAGTTTGGTACATTTACTGTTGTTGTCAATGGTAATGGCGATGTAACTTCTATAACACCAGTTGCTGGTGGTGGTAATTATGTACAGAATGATACTATTTCATTTTTACCTACCGCGCTCGGTGGTACTGGTTCAGAATCAACTGTTGTTGGTACTATTACTCATATTAGTGGTGGACAGGGAGCAACGCTATCCGCAGAGATTGACATTATTGCGAAAGCAGATGTATATGCACAACCCAAAATTTCAAAACTAGTTGGTCAACAATTACCAGAATTTATCAGAAACGACCACGCTCTTTTTCAAACATTCATTGAAAAGTATTTTGATTTTCTAGAAGAAACAAATACTACAGACTCTACTAAACACGGCCCTCTAAAAGTATTACAAGATTTTCTTGCTAAACTAGATGTTGATTTTAATGATGATGGAAGTATCAATACAGATGATAATTTCCTCAAAGAATTTTATAAAGACTATGTAAAAGATTTACCTTTAGGTCAGACTGCTAAATTAAGTCTTGTCTTGAAACATATCAATGACTTCTATACTGCCAAAGGTAGTGCAGAAGCAATCAAACTTTTATTCAGAATACTTTATAATGAAGAAGTGACACTCTTCAATGCACAGGAATTTGTACTTAGACCATCTTCAAGTAAGTGGCAACAAGATTATGTTGTTAAGGTTTACGAAAGAAAAACTTATATCAACACATCCACAGAAGATTACGACCCAGCAGATTTTGTTGGTCAACAAGTAGACCTTCATTATTATGAATCAACTGGTTCAGTTACAAACTCTTATACAAAGAGAGCAAGTGTTCAATCAGTCAAGAAAATTGCTTACACTAATCCCCAAGCATATGAACTTGTAGTATCTGGTATAGACAACAGTTTTAGTTTGCCAGGCCCAGGCGCTGGTAGTCTTTCAAGTGATGAAATGCTTCAACCAGAAGTAGCAGGGGATATAGGTACAATTACAGGAACATCTGGAGGCGGTGCTTATAACACACCAGACCCTTCAGTAGTTGATGGCACATATAGTATTACTGATTCAGATTTTACTTCTTATATTGATATTGATTATGATAATTCTCTATCAATAACCAAAGGAACATATGTAAAAGCAAACAACAAAATATACCTTGCTATTAATAACGGACTTACTAATGGAACTGGAATTGGGCCGAACCATGAGTCGGGTGACGCGACAGATGGTAATGTCAAGTTTAGGTTTATTCAAATAACTAGTGCTACAGGGCATTATTCTATTGGTAGTTCTGGTGCGACATTTACAGTAGTTATCTCTGGTAACGCGGTATCTAGTGTTACGATGACAGATAATGGTACTGATTATTACCCAAATGAAATAATAGAAATTCCTGCTACCGAGTTTGGTGGAACAGGAACAGGGGTTAAAATAAAAGTTGCCACTATTACAAACGGTAAAATAAAGAAAGTTGTTATTATTGATGGTGGTACTGGATACGCTGCTAACCCACAGATTATTATAACTAAGAATTCTTCTGATACAATTACTACGGAAGCATTATTAGAAACTAGAACCACAGATGGTACAATAGACCAAATTCTATTTACCAATAACCAACAGGGAGTTGGATATAATAATTTACCAGACCTTAGAATATCAACTGGATTAACTCTCACATTTGTTAGTTTAGCAGGAGAAGTATTCCCAGATACCACTAGTGGAGATGTTTATAGTGCCATGAAGGGTATTATAACTAGGGTGTTGAATACTGCTAAATTTAATTCAATAAAAGAGGGGTCAAGTGCAACCGCTGGTGGATTTAAAATTGGTGACTCTTATGTCATTAATGAAACTGGTGGAGTTCTTGGTGTTTACGCGATAGATTACTTTGCAGAAGATTACACATTAACTGGTGTATCTAATAATGCTTATGTAAGGGTTACATCACTAGATGCCTTTGGATACCCTGCTACATTTGAAGTTCTCGCGGTAGGACAAGGATTTAATAGACAAGACTTCCAGATAGAATTAGAATCTCCTACAGGTGAGATTGCTCTTGTTGACTTTACTACAGGATATAACGCGGTTCTTGGCGGAGTTGCTGGGGACGCTGGTGGATTCTTATCAGATGCAAATAAACTGTTCGATAACCTAGTTTATCAACCATACGCTTATCAGATACAATCAGAATTACAAGCATCTGAATGGAAAGAATATGTTAAGAGGTCTGCTCACCCAGCTGGATTTGCATTATATGGTGATTTGCAGATTAAACAGGATATCGATTTCTCTACTGGATTTACAGTTGAAACAGATGTTTACATGTTCTTTGTATATCCAGACATTGAAGAACTTCTGGTACAAGAAACAATTGTCAAAGATATTACTATTGCAGAAGCAGGGCCTGACTCTATTTTCCCAGGCGAAGCTCTCAATTCATTTGATGTTACAACTGCTCCTTCAGATAGTGTTGGAATTGCATCTGAAGAAGGCCCGTATACATTTGTTGGTACATCGGTAGCAGTTTTCTACGCGACTTCAGATGGAACGGAATCTGGTGACCCATACTTTGTACAACACGCAACTGCATCGGATGACTATGTAGAAAGATTTGGTGTTGGTGACTACTTCTTAAATGATGGTGGCCCATATGTAGAACTTGGTAATCCACAAAAACTAGTAGAGATGAATTTCAACTCTACGGATACTGGTGAATACGCGGAAGATTACTTCTTAAATGATGCTGGTAGATATACAGTTCTCATTGCAGATGATGCTGAAAGAAGTACAGAATTCTTCTTTACTGCTGATACGCTAACGAGTCTTGAAGTCGAAGTTTCATCTTTTACTGATTCTGTAGAAATGGGTGAGTCTGTATTGATATCATTTGTATTCTTCAGAAATCCGACTGACTCATTTGAAATGCAAGATTCAGTAAGTGTAGAAAGAGGTGTTGGTGCTACTGAGATTCTTCTGTTTGCTGACGCGGTTGATAAATTTGATATCGGAGTTAACCCAACAGATACCCCTGCTATACAGGATTCAACTGTCTTTGATATAACTGCTGGTAGAACTGATACATTTACTGGAGATGATACATTATCAATAGAACCACAGTTAATTGGTACTGATACAGTACTAATGCAAGATGCACCATCCTTAGAACATGGTGGTGTATATACAGATACATTTACTATCGCTGACGCGGTAAACAAATTTGATATCGGTTTAAATCCATCCGATACGGGCGCTACTGCTGACAGTATAAATAACTTTGATATCACAACTGCACCGACAGATACTTCAAATACTGCTGATTCAGTTACCAGTTTAAATGTAGAAATAGACCTTACAGGTTCTTCCGTAGACGAAGATGTTGCTATGGGTGATAGTGGTAGTGCTATTTCACAATCATATACAGTTGATTTAACTTACTTTGCTGAAGACTATGTTGCCGATACGGTAATAAGTTTTTAAAAACTAATTTTAATTCTTATAAATAAGAGAATAACAAGGCAATAACTAATTTTAGAGGAGATAACAATGTTGCAAAAAAATGCCTTAGACGCCAAAGGTCGATTGACCGTTGAGCTGTTTGATGAGTTTGGGAACTTAAAAGAAACCCAAGAAATAAAAAATGTCGTTGTGAACAACGGACTTAACTATATCGCATCTCGTATGAAAGATGCCACCGCTACTGCAATGTCACATATGGCAATCGGTTCAGATAATACTGCTGCCGCTGCTGGTAATACTGCATTAGGTACAGAACTTGGTAGAGTCGCTTTGACTTCTACTACTGTTACTTCAAATTCAGTCGCTTATGTTGGGGACTTCCCCGCTGGTACTGGTACTGGAGCAGTAGTTGAGGCAGCTATCTTAAATGCTAGTTCTGGTGGAACACTACTATGTAGAACTGTGTTTTCTGTGGTGAACAAAGCCGCTGCTGATACGCTAAAGATCACTTGGACGGTTACTGTATCTGACTCCTAAGAGTTAAACTAAGGAGTTAGTACATGGCCATTCTGTTATTAGAACAGGCAAGGTTTCATCAGGCGAGGTCTTTCTATAGAGACATCTATAACGGCAATGATAAATTTTATCTTGCGGCCTCGCGTACTGAAACATGGACGGATGATACCGCGCCTGATACATCGGTAGATAATCGTGTCGATGTACAGAATTTCAGAGATAAGATACTTTTTGTAAAAAGGGTACAGTCTGCTGACACGGCCATGTTAGCTCGTAGGATTGATTGGGTAACTGGAACAGTATATGATAGGTATGATGATGCTTATAGTTCCGCAAATCCCTCCAATTCTGGTGCTACATCATTACAGACTGCAAACTTTTATATCTTAACAGATGATTTCAATGTTTACAAATGCATTGATAATAATAATAACGGTCAAAGTACTGATAAACCTAATAGTACTGGAACTGAAATATTTACAACTACCGACAGTTATAAATGGAAATTTTTGTTTCAGATAGGTGCTTCAGATAGAACTAAGTTTTTATCTACCGCTTATATGCCAGTTAGAAAAGTTTCTGGTGCTGGTCAACCATCATTTGATGTAAACGGTGAGATTGATAGTATTACAGTTAGTGCTGGGGGAAGTGGATATACTTCACCACCTACTGTTACCATAAACGGAGATGGAATTGGTGCTACCGCTGCTGCTACTGTAAGTGGTGGAGCAGTAACCGCCATAACCGTAACTGGTGCTGGTACTGGATATACTTTTGCAGATATAGTTTTAACTGGTGGTGCTGGTGCTAACGCGAAAGCAGATGCTGTTCTTGGAAGTACAGATACACCATCTTTACAAACAAATGTGGAAGGTACTGCTGTAAAGGGAACCATTGATAACATAGTGGTTACAAATCAAGGTACGGACTATACTGCTGGTGATGTAAGTTTAAAGGTTGTAGGTGATGGTATTGGTGCAAATGCTGCCGCTGTGGTGAACACAAATGGAAATATCACAGGAGTAACTATAACAAATCCAGGCTCTGGTTATACTAATGCTACTATAGTATTGTCACAGGCATCTGGTGGTGGAAGTAACGCTTCTTTTAGAGTTATCATATCACCAATTGACGGACACGGCGCTCACCCACAAAAAGAATTGTTTTCTAAAAGAGTGGGTGTAACAGTTTCTTTTGATAATGATTCAAGAGATTTAATTACAGGAAACGACTATAGACAAGTTGGGTTGATGAAAAACATTACTAAATATAGTTTAAGTACCCTATTCGATGATGCAACTGGTTCTCCTCATTTCATCATTGGAATAAGTGACCCAAATAATTATGGCCCAGACGATAAACTAACTGCAACAAGTGGGGGTAGTTTTACAGTAGCACAGTTGAGAGATACAACAGGGAATGGAACAGACGATAGTGTTTATTTACAAGAAGATGTGGCAGGAATAGGCACTAGTGACACAATTACAAATTTAACAAAAGGACTCTCTAGTTTACCTATAAATAGTCTTACAAATCCAGAAATAGACCACAACTCTGGGGACATAGTTTACTTTGATAATAGAAAACCTATTACAAGAGAAGAGGGTCAAGTAGAGACAGTAAAAATAATATTTACTTTCTAAGGGAAAAGATATGGCGATTGATTTAAATGTAACACCTTATTATAACGATTTTTCATCAGCGAAAAAATTTAATCGCGTAGTCTTCAAGCCTGGAGTTGCGGTACAAGCAAGAGAATTAACCCAGTTACAAGATTACATGCTGAACACCATAAAAGAATTTGGTGATTTCGTTTTTAAAGATGGTGCTACAGTAAGAGGTGGTTCTGGATATCCTATCGTAGTTCCCTATATCAAAGTCAATGATGTCGATGCTGCTGGTACTGCTGTATCAAATGACACTCTTGCAAATTATGTTGGTGATACACTAACTGGTTCTACTACTGGAATCAAAGCAGAAATCGAATCTGTTAAAACTGGAATCGACACGGATGCAGTTAAAAAGAAAACATTTTATTTAAAATACACCAAAGGTAATGAATTAGAAGCTGGTACTATCGCATCTTCAATAAGATTTGAGGCAGGAGAGACATTAACTGTAACTAGTACTGATTCTGGAAGAAACGGAGATACCTTTGTTGTAGATAATAATACAGACATTGCTAGTTTCACAAAGAACTTTTATGGATACGCGATAGACTTTGTTGTAGAAGAAGGTATCATTTACGCACAAGGTAAATTTATTGCTAATGATACCCAAAAAATCAGACTTGATGATTACAATATGAATGTCAACTTCTTTGTTGGTATTAAAGTAAATGAAACAATTGTAACTTCAGATGATGACACAAGTCTTTTAGACCCCGCTACAGGTGCTTACAATTACAATGCGCCAGGCGCCGATAGAACTAAGATAGACACCGTAGTTACAAAAGTACCTTACGGAAAAGATTACACAAACTCAACCATATATGAAATTGGTGAGTTTATATCAAATGGCGATAACATTTATGAGGTCACTACTTCTGGTACAACCAATTCAGTTGGTTCTGGCCCAGTTCATACTACTGGCAACGCGACAGATGGTACTGTAGTATTCAAATATTTTGAAATGCCAACTGGGTTTACTACTCTTTATAAAGTAAAACAAGGACAGATACAAAAGAAATATGATACCAGATTAAACGAGCTTGCTGAACTTGGTAAAGCTCTTGCGATAGAAAAAGATGAAACTGACGGTGATTATGTTATAACACCTTTTACTATGAAAATAGTAGAACACCTTAAAACAGTAAAAGGTGTATCATTTAACACTTCTACAAATACAAATTATAGTTTGGGACAGTTTGTCAATCATTTAGGAAAACTGTATGAGGTAAGTATTGCTGGAACTTCTAATTCTGGTACTCCGCCTACACATACAAGTGGGGATGTTCTTAGTGGAACGGTAAGTTTTGGTTACAGGGGTTCATCATACAGGATAGATAACGAAGGATATAGATTTAGTACAGATGCCACCGACCCAGGCGATGCAAACTACCTTATGGGAATAGTTTCGCCAGGCGTTGCATATGCGAATGGTTTCCGAAGAGAATTCTACAAAAACCAACCAATTAAAATTAGAAAGGGAACATCCACAGAAACAAAAGAAGCGTTAGATGTTACATTGGGATATGGTAACTTCTTTAATGTTAAAGAAGTCGCTGGAACTTGGGATTTAGAAAACGGTGCTTTATGTAACATTGGATATTACGGAAGTGTGGGTTCACAGACAGGTGCATTAGCTCACTCAGATGGAACATTTGGTGGACATGCCGCTCTAGGAACAACTCTTGGCACATGTAGGGTTCGTGCCTTGAAGAGGTCAAGTGGAAACCCAGGCCTTGCTGCTACTCAATACAGACTTTTTGTATATGATGTAAGAATAAAAGATGGTGAACTATCTGACGCGAGAACAATTCAGTACCCAAATTCTACTGATAGTGGTTTTGCTGACATCATACTTGATGATACAGATGGAAATGCAGTCGGAGATTCCGCAATTCTACATGGAACAGATTATAACAAATTAGTTTACCAAGCACCTTGGCAGTCAACTAAAACTCTTGCAGCTGCTGGGGGTGGTTCATATGATACTCAATACTACTACACAGAAGAATTTAATGTAAGTGTTCCTGCTAATGGTGTATTTAGTCTCAGTACTTCCTCTCTTGGTTCAGAAGTAATATTCCCATACACCGCTGCTGGTCTTACACAGACAATACTAGATAATAAGCTTTACATGGTATGTAAGACTTCTGGTATCACAGATATCGGTGATGGTGCTACTATATCTGGTTCTGAAGGACGAGTTATTAAAATTACACCAAGTATGGTTACCGCTGTTGCTAACGGACAAACAATGGAATTTGATGTTGGTACACCTAGTGGAACATATGACGCTTACTTACAAGTAGAAGTAAAAGTAATCGATGCGGTTCCAGTACCAAAAGCACTTAATACTGGTAGGTATGTTAAGATTGACACGCGAGATAATATCGGTGGTGCAAACGGGCCATGGCCTCTTGGTATAGTGGATGTTAAAGAAATTGAAGCGGTATATGTTTCTTCAGATTTAAACACATACTTAGATGATTCTGATAAGAAAATTAACTATAAAAATGAATTTATTTTTGATACTGGACAAACAGATAATTTCTATGGACACGGAAAACTTATTAAGAAAGCTACTAGTTCTCTTAATACAACAGATAAACTTTTTACAGTTAAATTTAGTCACTTTACCGCGAACTATGGTGGTACAAACGGAACATATTTTGCAAAAGATTCATATCCAATAGATGATACTGGTGCTACTGGTATATACACATTTGAAATTCCTTATCATGATTCTAAGAAACTAGGTAGTTTTAATCTACGCGATGCAATTGACTTTAGACCTAGAGTTAAACAGACTGCTGTATCTGCTACAACATTAGCAGTTGCAACTGAAAACCCATATCCCACAGAGGATTTTGATTTACCATCAAACGGTATTCAGTTCCCATCACCCAATAGTAGTTTTACAACAGATGTAGAATACTACCTACCAAGAATTGATAAACTTGTTATCAGTAAAGCTGGTGAAATGAAAGTTATTGAAGGTATTTCTTCTATTCCTGCTAGATCGCCAGAAATGGAAGATGCAATGCAGATTGCTGAAATACAGGTTCCGCCTTTCCCATCATTGGCGCCAGGCCTTGCAGGCAAATATGGACAAGAAGTAAATGCTGTTTTTCATAAACTAGAAGGACAACACAGACGATACACCATGCAAGACATCGGTGCAATTGAGAAAAGAATTAACAGACTAGAATATTACCTTGCTTTAAGTTTGATGGAAATGCAAGCTAAAGACCAAGTTATTCTAGACGCAAATGGAAATGACAGATTTAAAAACGGTATCTATGTAAACGCATTTGATTCAGACTTATTAAGTGATTTGACAGACCCAAGTTATGCTGCTTCATATGATTCATCTAGAAAAAGATTAGGGCCTAACTTTGAAGACTACCAAGTAGACTTAAAATTAAATGAAACGCATGGCACTTCTGGGTGGACTCAACAGGGTAGTTCAATCACAAGACCTTATATCTTAGAAGCTGGATTAGAAAATAGATTCGCAACTAAAGTAAGAAACTGTGTAGGTGAACTATTATTCGACTATGAAGGTGAGATGGATATCTTCCCTCGTTCAGATTCGGGTGCTACTTGGAAATCACCTCCAGAGAAACAGGTTATCAAATTATCAAACGCTACTTCTATGCAAAAATCGGCAGAAGCTTTTAATGCTAGTGATAATAGTCAGAAATTTGAAACAAGTTTTGAGTTTGGTAAATTCAATGCAGAAGAGAAAACAGTAACAACTGGGCATAGGGTGGAAGATCTCAACTTGTCATTTACAGGTGGCGGTGATGCTACTGGAACAGTTAGTGGTGATGTATCTCAGAGTATTACAACAGTAGGTGGTGGTGCGAGAAATGGATGGTTTGAACAAACATCTGCTGGTGGGTTAACTGGTGATATTGGTGGTTCAATTGCTGCCAGCGCTAAGGCTACAGGAACTATGCATGTTCAAGATATGGTACAAAAAACCATATCAACAATAACTACCGCATCATCCTCAATGGTTGACACGGAGACTTTTAAAACTGGGAATTTAGTAAAGGATGTTTCATTACTACCCAACATGAGAGGAAACAGAATTGGTGTTAGGGTTCGTAGAATGAAACCCAACACAAGATTATATTTCTACTTTGATGATGTCAGACAAGATGACAGATGTTGTCCTTGTCACCCAGCCGGGTTTGACGCTCTGATACCAGCATGGAAAGCATCTGGTTCCAGAACAGGACACATATTCTTAGGTTCAAGATTAAATACCGCTCCTTTGGGTGGTGTTGAAGATGCAAGTAAAAATATGTTGTTTAGTGCTTCTGCTCCTGCTGATATAGGTTCACCTATTGTTACAGACGAAAACGGTGACGCTGCTTTTGTTTACTGGTTACCAAGAGGTAATGATGGTTCGTCTGAAGCTGCTGGACTACCTACTTTCGCTGTAGGTACACGAAGGATGAGAGTAACAGATGACCCAGATGATAGATTTAATTTTGTAACAACATCAGCAGAACAGATTTACTCTGCTTTTGCTATGAATGTTTTCTCTAAAACAATTGATATAATTTATGAACAACATCAACTAAATTATAGTTCATCGTCAACCACTACGATGGAGAAGAAGGGTGAGGTTATAACAGATGTAGACATTCAGCCTGGCACAATGTCTGTGAACGCAGACTTGAACGCTAGACTTGATATTACAAACCCTTCCTTTATTCACCATCCACCTATACAAAGGGGAGACCCAATCGCTCAAACATTTGGTATTGGTGACGCGCCAAGTGGAGCATTTGTTAAAAAGGTAAGAGTTTGGTTTAGAGACAGGCCAGGCCAAGTTGCCAATACGACAAATTCAGCAACTGCTACTGGACAGGGTATTACATGTGAAATTAGAAAAGTTTTAAATGGATACCCAACAGATACAATCCTCTCTGGTGGTAGGAAGTTCCTTAAAGCAACTGAAGTAAAAACTACTCCAGATATATCTGGTAATAGACAAACTAACTACGACTTTACTGAAACATACGCAACAGACTTTGAGTTTGACGAACCTCTTTATGTTGCACCAAATGAAGAGTACGCTCTTGTATTGATGCCTCAACGAAATGACCCGAATTATAATATTTGGTGTTCTAAGTTGGGTGAAAATAAAATAGGGTCAAGTGAAAGAGTTACCGCAGAAGAAACTGATATCGCTGGAATGTTATTTACTTCATCAAACAACAGGGCATGGAGTCCTCATCAAACAGAAGATATCAAGTATGTAGTTTACTACGAAAGATTTACGGTTGGTTCTGGAACATGCGAATTTGTAAACGAAGACGCAGAATATATTGTCGCATCTGACTACTTAAATGGTAGACCGATTGACGGACAAGATGTTCACGCATTTAAAGTAGGTATTGCTGGTGGTGGTTCTGGTTATAGTGTCAATGATATTATTACATTGAACGCAATCAATGTTCAGACTGCTACTTCTGCTTCTAGTAATAACCTCTCTGGTTCTGGAGTCAAGTTAAAAGTAACTTCAGTCAATTCTGGTGTGGTAGATGGAATAGAAGTTTATGATGCTGGTATTGGATTTAGACCACAGAGAGCAAGTGATACTCCTGCTAATGTTACTATACCAACTACAGGACAGTCTTCCGTGACTCCTAGTGGTGGTTCTGGTGCTACATTTACATTAAAGATTAAACACGGACAGGTAGACGAAGTAGACCCACGAACAGAGAAGATGGAAATCATCTATGACAAAGAAACAATAGATGCTGCTCATGGTGGTGATTCTGATTATTTCTTTGCTGCCAATGATGTTTTAGGAACAGGTGACCCGATTACTGCTGACTCGGAACAAGGATTTAATAGGAATACTTCATTTAAGATTAGTAGTATTTACAATAAGACATTTAATAATTATAGAACCAACATGACTTATAAAGAGTTCCCAGAAGCAAATGTTACTATGCAAGCATGTGTAACAAACTCTACTGGTTCAACTGCTGCTGGTTCTACATTTACAGATTTACAACCAACAAGAAGAACACCTACTACACTAGAGGCTGGTTTGTTCTCTGCTAAGAACGAGTTTGCATTTACTGGTGGTTCTAAGTTGGCGAAGAAGAGTTATCGACACAGGTATACTCTAAACACAACTACTACACTTCTATCTCCAGTTATATCACTATATCGTAACGCTGCTATAGTTAGAAAGTATGAGATTAACAATGATTCTACTGGTGAAACAACTAATCTTGGTAATGCACAATCCAAGTTTATTTCAAGGAGGGTGCGACTTGCTGACGGTCAAGAAGCAGAAGATGTAAGACTTTCAGTCGCGTTGAAACAACCCGCTGGTTCTTCATTTAAGATTTACTTCAAAGGACAGGCGCAAGAAGATGATGGAGATTTTTACGAAGATTTGCCTTGGGTAGAAATGGAACTTGATGATACAAACCCGAAAGGGGTTGCTATGTCACAGACTCAGTTTATTGACTTTAACTGGAAATTACCTAGTACTGCTCTTGACGCGAATGGAGTATTCACACAAACTGTTAAGCGTGTAAATGCTCTGACTATTGGTACTGCTGGAAGTGGTATCGCAAGTGCAAGTTCTGTGAACTTCTCATTTAGTGGTGGTGGTTCTAGTGTTACTAGACAGGCTGCTATTAAGTGTACTGCTTTATCTGCTGGTGGTCTCTCAACCTTAGAAATTGTAGACCCAGGCCGTGGATACACTACTGCACCAACCGTTAAAGTATTTGATGACCACGCGGTAAGTAAATACTATGCTACTGGAACAATTGTTGGTAATGCTAGTAAGATATATGAAGCAACAGTAGGTGGTACATCTGGTGCATCTTCTGCTAGTTCCGCACCTACACATGGTTCTGGTACTGCTACAGATGGAACTGTTACATGGACTTACAGAGGAGTTAGACCAGTTGTTACATGCACAGTTGCAGATACAGAGTTTAAGAGGTTTAAGTATTTCTCAAGTAAATTGGTAATGCTTTCATCAAATACTTCTAATATTCCAGAAGCAAAACAATTAAGGATTATTGCCTTACAGGCGTGATAAATAGAATATGACAAGCAATTCAAGCCAAGTATCCAGTTTAGAATATAATAGAGACTCAGAGTCGGGAGCTTTAATAAATGTGGATGATAATGGTCTTGCTGCTTATAAGAGAAGAAAATTTTTAGCTAATCAGAGAAGTAGTCAAATAACTGAAATGTCAGATGATATAAATAGTCTGAAAGAAGATTTTCAAGAAATCAAAAGCATTTTAATGCAACTTGTTAATAACATTGATAAATAAAGATAGGGAAGAGACATGTCAACTATAACACTAAGAGCATCTAAGGGTTCACCCCTCACTAATACTGAGGTGGATACTAACTTTAGTAACCTCAATAACGACAAGTATGAGTCGGGTAATAATGTGTCAGTTGGTACTCTTACTGCGAGTGGCAATGTTACTTTTGGCATCGCTGCCACGGTATCCGCTGCTGGGAGTACACAGGGTACTGCAACCGCATTAACCAAAACATACAATATTGTATCTACCGCATCTGCTAACCAAGGGGTAGTATTACCCTCTGCAGCTGCTGGTCTAGTAATCAACCTTTATAATGTAAGTGGTAATACTATTAAAGTATATCCCGCTTCTACAGAAACCATCGATGGTGGTTCTGCAAACGCACCAATTGAAGTAGTAACTGCAAACGGTGCCGAATTGGTTGGTGTTAGTACAGGTGGATGGAGACAAGTGGGTTCTGGTGGAAGTAATATCGCCAGTTTAACTGTAAACGATTCAGCAGAACTACTGGGTTCTTTGAAATATGGAGTAACTGCTTCAGTTTCAACCGCTGGTTCCGCTCAAGGAGATGCAACTGCATTGACTGAAACAATTAATGTAATTGGAACAGTCGGTGGGTCTGCACAGGGTGTGGTACTACCAACCGCTGCTGCTGGACTACATGTAGTTGTCGCTAATATCACTACAACTGATTGCAAATTGTATCCCGCTTCATCGGATACTATTGAAAGTGGTTCCGCAAATGCTGCTGTAACGCTGCCTGCGAAAACTACAATTACTTTAACATGTCAAGACGCGACCAATTGGGTGAAACACAGAGGACTTGCAGTCTATAATTCATCTGGTTCGTTGCTCAATTAAGGAGAATTTGAATGGCAGGGCCAGTTACACTTAAAGCAGGATCATATCCGACTCCCGCTGGGGGACTTCAAGGTCTCAGGGAGATGTCTGCTACTGAAATTAAGAACGAAGTAGCAGGGGTTATCACAAAGAAATTCGCTGATGATACAGACGGTTCGGGTACTGCTGAACTTAATGTCGTAACAGGGGGTTCTGCTGCCGCTACAGAAATTGGAACATTCACAAACAGAGAGAGAACTGATGCTGTAGGTACTCACCCTTCTGGTGGAAGTACTACGGATACTGTTTACCGATTCAATCAACCAGTTGCTGCTGTAAGTGAATCTGGACAAATCAATCCTCTTAGGTGGACAGACACCGCTGTAGAAACTGCCACAGATACCGAATTAGATACTGAAGTATTAGACTTAGTTATAACTGCAATGGCTGCTGAAGACGCGAACACAGTTGGACAATATAAAATTGGTACATCTAATCCAGCTGGTGGAACATGGACTTCAAGATATACAGTAACAGAAACACAGGTTGATGGAACAGATGTTGCATATAACCTTTATCAAAAAACTGCACCAACTACAGACGCTGGAACAGATTCAAATATGTTGTTAAAAGCTGGTGACGAAGGGCAACCAAACGAAATGTCAACTGCAAACTTACAGACATTAGTGCCTGCATTTAGAAATAGAATTATTGCTAGTGGAGTAGGAACATATCTACTTCAAACTGGCGCACCATCTGCCTCTGGAACATGGGTACAGATGGGGTCAACGATGACTGACCAATTAAAAGACATCTCATCACAGAACTATTCTGGAGACTATACAGGGTCATATACTGGGTACTATGACCGATTCTTTGCTGGATTCTT